CCAACAAGCCTGCGACGTGGCTTGACCCGGCTCTCGTACCGGGGGCAATTGCTGCGGAGAACTACGTAGTTGACGGCACTGGAGTTGACCTCGCCGAGGACTTCAACGACGCTTTCGGGCTGGTTGAAGACGACGAGTTCGATGTCAACGCGGCATTCACTGGTAGGTTCCTCCGTCGCCAGCTTCGGGGTCTTCGTGACCTAGACAACGCACCGATCTACCTGGACGCTCTCCGGTCTGATGGTAGCGCGGCCAGCATCTACGGCCAGGACCTGTTCTACGTGGGAAACCGCTCATGGGACCGTGCCGACGCAGTTGCTCTCGTTGGGGATCGCTCCAAGGTTGTGCTTGGCATCCGCGAGGACGTCCAGGTAAAGCTGCTCGATCAGGCCACGCTGGGCACTGGCGCGGACCAGATCAACCTCGCCGAGCGGGACATGGTTGCACTGCGCTTCAAGTTCCGTGTGGCGTTCGCTACGGCCTTCTCTACTGCCGGTGGAGGTGCTACGGACTACCCGTTCGCAGTCATCACTCCGACTGACCCGGTGGTAGGAGACGGCATCCCAGCTGGGGACGTCTAACCAACACTGACTCGGGGGTGGAGCTAGCAGGTCTGGTTCCATCCCCAACAGTCATAACCACAACACCGTACGGAGGGTATCATGTCAGCACTGGATGAGCTAGATGCTCTTCTAGAGAACCTGCCTAACTACTCTCTGATCACCGCCGGTATGAAGCAGGTTGCCCTGGATGCTGCGCAGATACCTGACTCCACGGGCCTCTGGCCAGCAGAGACCGGATACACCGAAACCAACGACATCTACTTCGCTGCCCTGTCCCTGCTGGGATTCTTGCAGGCTCAGCCAGTTGTCAGGCAGACATCCAGCGAAGGAACTAGTGTGGCCGTAGATGCTCCTCGCTGGAGCGTCCTAGTGGCTCACTTTAGGAGCATGAGCCCGATAGCGAGAAGCGGCGGGAACGACATTATTCAGGTGGTTACTATCCCTGACCGTCCCTACGTAGTACGAACCGATATGTCAGGAAGGGGTACTTCTTATGGTGATGTCGACACAGACCTTAGCTGAGGCATCTCGGCTCCTGGCCGGTGCTGTCTTGGAAGACACCATCGACCTGTACTCCGCTGGTCCCCCTGTCACCGTGGGATTCGAGGTGACGCGTGAGCTTACACTGCTATCCAACGGCATTCCGTCATTGGTGCAGACAACTACACTAGCCAACGCCATAGAGTCTCGCACGGACAGCGTGTACTCCATCAAGGTGGCTCAGGGCACCGTGCTGGATGCTGGCATGGTCATTGAGGTTGCAGTGTGTGTGCAGGAGCCGTCTCTCGTAGGCAAGAAGCTGCTGCTGGACAAGGTAAGCCAGAACGGCATCGCCGTCATCCGCAAGGCAGTAGCTAGCGACTGGAAGGTAGTCAACCAGGAAGGCAAGGAGGGCCTCTAATGGCTGACAAGGACCTTAGCATGGGACAGCTTGCCGCGCTAGTCACCGCTGCTGCCAAGAAGGTAGACCCTACTATCGACAAGAACCTCCGTGTACTTGCTCAGGTAGGCGTCGGTATCATGAAGCAGGAGATACAGCGCATGCACGCGGTGGACACAGGCACAATGGTGAACAGCACCACTGCCGAGTCGGCTGGCAAGGACATTTTCATTGGACCGACAGTGCAGTACGCGACTTATGTGGCCTTGGGAACCAGCAAGATGGAGGCTCGACCATTCCACATCACATCAGCTAAGAAGCTGGCACGACAGGCCGATGACATTCTAACTGCCGAAGATTTGGGGCTGTGACATGGACATGACAGACATCACCGCACTCCTGGCCGGTATAGGCGTGGGTCACTACGATGGGTATGCTCCCACGGGGGCATCTCTGCCTTACGTGGTCAATCGGCCCCTGCTGATAGACACCGTAGAGACGGCCATCAATGGCGGTGCCGTTGGCTGGGACTATCAGTTCTCTCTCTACTGCTGTGCAGGCAGCGTCAACGCGTCATTCAATTTGGCGGTGGCCGCCATTTCTGCCCTACAGGGTCAACGATCGGGAGACAGCACTCTTGCAGCTTCCATGGGATACTCGGGGGCTCAGGTAGAGGGACATTACGAGTCCCAAGTAACTGTACAAATCAATCAAGGAGGAATATGATGGCTAAAGGCATCGTGGTAGACCATAAGGACTCGGGAGTGCGCTACGCCATCTCCGAGCACAACTTCAATCCCAAGGTGCATAAGCGGGTTCGAGATTTACAGCCTGGAGAGACAGTTCTCGGATACTCTCCGCGCCGAAAGGAGTCGCCGGCAGATGACGGGTACATTGGCACCGACAAAGCGGCTGCTAACGACCCCAGCGACGACCTCGCTACGCTTGAGGAGACATCTGATACTCACCACCCAACAAAACACAAGAACCACACCAACAAATAAGAAAGGAACCAGAAATGGCTCTCACCCAGTGGAACCCATCGACCCAGATTAGTCGCGGAAACGTAGCAGTTGGCGTGGCACCTGTCATCGTCGATATCAACGCCCCTACCATCACCGAACTAGATGCTGGTATTGGACTTGACTGCTCAATCACCAACATGAACGGAACCTCCAGTACCGACTCCGAGTCGATTGACTGGCTGTGCGACCCGGCCAGCGAACAGATTCCAGGGAGTACGACACACTCCATGGACGACCTCCTGATCAAGGGCACGGGACAGGAAGATTCAGATCTCATCACGGCACTATCTGTCGGCGACACGGTATACGTCTGGCGTCGTGACGGTCTTGCTCACAGCGACGCAGTTGCTGCAGCCCAGATGGTCTGGATCTGGAAGGTCATCATCACTTCCATTGACCCGCTCGAAGCAAGTAACACGTTCGTAGGGGTAACGGCACACATCATGGTCGTGACTCGCAGCACTTCGGCAGTTGCCGTGGCCGCTGCCGTCTAAGTCAGAACCAATCAAGGAGGAGAATAGAAATGGCATTCAGCAGTTACGAAGAACTAATGCGGGCTGTGGAGGATCGACGATCTGACACTCTAACCCTGGAGGTTGACATTGGTGCCACTTACTCTCAGGAGTACGAGGACGCCAAGAAGGAGCTCCAGCAGGCTAAGGCCATGCGAACCCTTACCGGCAATCAGGAGTTTATGAGCAATAACCTGGAGGCTCTTGAGGCTAGTGTGGCCGAGGCCAAGCCTGAATCTAATCCTGTTTGGATTCGGTACAATAAGCTGCAACTAGGAGAATGGTCTGCGCTGGTAAAGCAGGCCAGTCTCACTCCCATTGATCAGTACGAGAAGGTGCTGGCCAAGACGTTCGTGGGAGTGTACGGCCAAGACCCTGACTCTGAGGACGGCTCAGTCGTGGAGCCATTATCCACCGACGCTGCTATCCTTAGTTCTAAGGGTGACAAGGGTATCCTGCCCGGGGGAGCTCTGCATCAGGTTGTGCAGGCGTTCATGTCGTGGCAGAACTCGGGGGGCGAGGTTTCAATTCGCCCTACGAAATCGGGCCAAGGCTAGCATTGCTGCTTGATTTGGCTCTGGAATCCGGGCGACCCCCGATTCGCCTCCTTGACGAGGGAAGCCCGGATTCCTGGCAAGAGATAGACTTAGAAATACTATCTCAGTGGAAACAGATGAAGAACGTAAAGTGCACGGGCTGCGGGAGGCCCCTGAGTCAGCACCTATACAACTCAAGATTAGGAAGGGAAGAGACGATAGAGGACTATACGGCATGGTCGCTTGACTGCCCTGCAATGCAAGCCATAGCAGAAGGTCAAGCCTCCTGGAAGACAGCCAACAAGTCCAGCATCGACTCCCACAATAAGGGCAAGGGGCCAGACCCAGGAATGGGAACTTACTGGCTCTCCCAAGGGCAGGGAGAATCTCTTCCTACACCAGATCACACCTAGCACGGGAAGGAGAGAGTAATGTCAAGCAATGATGTAAAAATCAAGGTCTCGCTAGACGGCGATAAAGAAGTCAAACAGGGCTTATCAGGCATCGGTGGCGAAGCAGGCAAGACTAACTCCAAGCTAGGTAACATGTCCAAGAAGGGGCTGGCCGGTGCTGGTAAGGCATTGGTCGGCTTCTCCGTGGCGGCTGTCGCGGCGGGGGGCGCTCTTGCAGCGGGGGTACTAAAGCAGTACGCGGCTTACGAGCAGAACATCGGTGGCATCGAGACCATGTTCAAGGACTCATCCGGAAAGATGATGGGTTACGCCAGCGAAGCCTACAGGACAGCGGGGCTAAGTGCAAACGATTACATGTCTCAGGCCACATCGTTTTCGGCTGCTCTGCTGGCAGGTCTTGGCGGTGACACTGAAAAGGCTTCTGACATAGCCAACAGGGCTATGATCGACATGTCCGATAACGCTGCTAAGTTCGGCTCTGACATAGGCTCCATCCAGAGGGCTTATCAGGGATTTGCCAAGCAGAACTACACCCTTCTAGATAACCTCAAGCTTGGGTTTGGCGGCACTGCTAGTGAGATGGCACGGCTCGTGAATGAGTCAGGCGTGCTGGGCGAGACCATGGATGTCACAGCGGCTACCATAAACGATGTATCCTACGACAAGATCATTGAAGCTGTTGGCGTAGTGCAGGACGAGATGGGCATTACAGGCACCACAGCCAAGGAAGCCAGCGAGACTATCTCAGGTTCCGTGGGCATGATGCAGGCGGCATTCACAAACCTGCTGACCGGGCTTGGCAGTGCGGACTCGGACGTTGCTAAGCTGGCCGGTAACGTAATCGATTCGTTGCAGCTGGTGATAGGTAACGTCACCCCGGTCATAGAGGCCATAGGCAGCAACATCGCAACTCTCGGCCCCAAGCTGGGCGAGATGATGGAAAGTGTTGTAGGAGCCATCGCCACAGCTATACCGGCCTTGCTGGACGCTGGAGTAAGTATCATTGGTGGACTTGTGGAGGGCGTAATTACTGCTCTTCCGGGACTCGTGTCAGCGCTTGTGCCCGGCCTTGTCGCCCTAGTGGAGATGATAGCTACGCTAGCTCCTCAGCTGATATCCGCAGGGGCTCAGGCTCTGGTGGCACTAGCCAAGGGGCTAGCCGACGCGGCTCCCACACTTATCCCAGTGATCGTTACCGGCATTATGGATATGGTGCAGGCAGTAATAGATGCCGCTCCCATGCTGCTGGAGGCCGGTCTGCAGCTAATCCAGGGTCTGGCTATGGGCCTGTTGGATGCCCTTCCTGTCATCATAGAGGCCTTGCCCCAGATCATCAACGGCATTGTTGGCTACATTGGAACAGCGGTGCCAATGCTGATAGACGCTGGCTTGAAGCTTCTTACCTCACTGGTCGGGGCACTGCCATCTATTATAACTCAGATAGTGGCTGTTCTTCCTTCTATCATAACATCTATCATTGGGGCTATATCAGGAGCCATACCGCTGCTGATAGACGCGGGAATCAGCCTGCTGTCCGCGCTGGTCACTGCGCTACCGTCTATAATGACCACCATCGTTGCCGCACTGCCTCCAATCATAACCTCCATCTTAGATGCCGTAATAGGAGCACTCCCCCAGCTGATCGAAGGCGGCATTGAGCTGTTCGTTGCGCTGATCGATGCCCTACCTACCATAATCACAACCATTGTAAGCGCAATACCTCAGATCATCACGGGTCTTATCAGTGCCCTCATGGACTCTATCCCTGAGCTAATAGGGGCAGGCATCCAGTTGCTTGTGGCCATCGTGTCGAATATGCCTGCCATCTTGGGCGGTATCGTGGGGGCTATCCCGGAGATCATTACCGGCATCATAGGGGCTATCGTAGACTCCATACCCCAGCTTGCTGATGCAGGTCTCCAGCTTATCCAGGGTCTTTGGGGTGGGATCTCAGATTCTGTTGGCTGGCTGCTGGGTAAGATCGGTGGATTCGTTGATGACGTGATGGGAGGCATCAATGACTTCTTCGGCATTGGTTCCCCCTCCAAGCGCATGCGCGATGAGATCGGTCAGTACTTGCCTTCTGGAATCGGTGCGGGTGTCGAGCAGAACGAACAAGACGCGCTCAAGCCAATACGCAAGCTGGGTAGCAAGATAATGGGTGAGGCTCAGAAGCTGGAAGTGTCAGCCTCCCTGTCTACCGAATCCTCCATCACCAGGATGCTGGTTCCAATGCAGGCCACACCAACTCCCCAGAGTGCTTTGAGGGTAGAGGCCTCGCTGGACTCCTCCGGAATAACACAGGCCATCGGAGAATCGTTTGCCAGCATGAACGCAGGCCAGCAGGCTCCCGTGTATCTGTCCAAGGAATCCATCGATACGTTGGCTTCTTCAATCGTCGACTCCATGCGAGTCCAATCACGTCAGGGGGTGAGCATCCTTGGATAACAGCGATGCTGGCAGGGCGGCCACTATCCGGATGGGGATGATCTGATGGGTACTACACGTTCAACAATTAGTAGGACTTCGCCGAG